CAAACATTAGAACAGAAAACGTTCCTGTTTATAAATCACCAACAACAGGTAAGACATTCGATCTAAGAAATCATCTAGACTTTAGACCTGTCAAGGTTAATAGTTCAACCGACGCCACTACTGTAGCAGCGGCAACTGCTAATCCAACAGCATCGACAACTTATCAGGCATCTGGTGGTGGTCTAAAGTTCCCAGTGGTATCATCGGTTGTTACTTTCGATTATTACTATTATCTTGGTAGAACCGATCTTATCGTGGTCAACAAAGATAATAAGTTTCAAGTAATCAAAGGTGTGCCCGGATTAAATCCAAGAACACCAGAGATTCTACCTGGAACAATGGCACTGGCCGCACTAACAATCGTTCCATATCCTTCTTTGTCACCAGCATATGCTATTGCTCTTGGTAGAGAAGACCTTTCATGTTCATCCAGAAGACTATCAAACATTCGCTTTACAATGAGAGACATTGGTGTTCTCAAAGAGCGTATCGTTAATCTGGAATATTATACTTCTCTTTCTGTTCTAGAGAGAGCGGCCACACAAATGAAAGTTCTAGATGAAAACGGTCTAGATCGATTCAAGAATGGTATCTTCACCGATAACTTTAGAGATAGTTCACTATCAGCGACATATGATCCTGAACAGAGAATTACATTCGATCCTGAAGAAAAGTCAATTCGTCCATTGTATAAGATGGAAACCATTGCTTATGATTATCAGGGCGGTACCAATGTCAAGCTAAACAATCCAGTTATTACTCTAAACTATAGTGAAATTCTTCACTATGCACAAGAAAGAGTAACTGCGGACATCAATGTTGAACGTCAGTCTTGGTTGTTCCTAGGAACTGTTAATCTATATCCAGATCAAGATATTTGGATTGATACAACAATCATGCCAGACGAACAGCTATCCAATAAGTCAACATCGATTGTTGTATTCGGAACACAAGGTGCAAATGCTAGATACTCCACAGAACAGTATGGTAGTATTTCTGTTGTTCTAACTTCTAACAATGAAGTGGCAAATGCAAATACAAACTATGGTACTTTTAGAGCCAATGCTACAGTAGGCGTAGTTGACACCATCGTAAATACAACATGGGACGCATGGAAGAGATGGGTTACAGGATATAAGGTCTACAGAGGAAGAGGTTCAAGTAGAACACTCGTAGGCACATATTCAACTTATGACTCTGCCCGTGCGGCAGCAAATGCTAATAATCCTATTGGTGGTCCAGGTGTAACGATTGAAACTGTTTATAATAATCAGAGAACTGGTACACAGTATTGGGAAACAAATAGCGCCGACGTAGTTGAAACTGGTTATAAGATTGTCGATATTCAGTCTTATCCATATATTCGTCAGCAAATGATTACAGTTCGCTGCACCGGCATGAAGCCATTCACTCAAATGTGGCCATACTTTGATAGTGTGCCAATGGCTAACAATGCTCGTCCAGTTAGCGCAAATCAGTTTGGATGGATTATTGCCAATCAGCCAGGTCTACCATCAAATACACAGACAGACCTTAGAACAGGAACATCTTCTGCAAATAATATCGTTGCTGCACCATCTTCACTAGTGCCATGGTCAAATCTAGGCTCTACACTAGTAACCGATGCTGATGGTGTTCTAACATTCCAGATGCAAATTCCTCGTGGTCAGTTTAGAGTTGGTCAGCGTCCTGTTCTAGTTATTGATAGTAGAACACCAGTTGATCCTAACGCTGTCAGAAATAGATCAGATATTCCTGTAGATATCTCAACAGGTGGTCAGGCACTATTTACTGCATCTGGTACAGCCGTATCTAAGCAGCGTTCTATTCTAACAACTAAGACTGTTTCTTATCATACAGAGGCAATTAGACAAGATGTTGCTTCATCCGAGTGGGAGTCAATTGCTGCTCCACCACAACCACCTCGTGCTTCACACTCTTGCTCGGCATATTCATTCTTGGCAAAAGCACCTAAGGGTGAAGAAGGCATTTTCTTAACCAGCGTCGATATATTTGTATCAAGAATTGGTAGACAAGGCTTCTGGTGTGAAATCCGTGAAATGGATGCCGGCCAGCAGATTACAAGAAACACTGTTCCTTATTCAGAGGTGTTCTTCAATAATCCCGCTACTGTTCCACTTTCATCAAACGGTAAAGATAATCCATGTAAGGTTGTCTTTCCTGCACCAGTATTCTTGTATAACGATACACAGTATGCGTTTGTCATTCATCCACTAAACGCTAATCCTGATCTATATCTTTGGATTTCAAGACTAGGACAGACTGATATCAACGGACTGGGACCTGTCGTGGATCGTCGTGGTACTGGCACATTCTATCAGACAAACAACAATACAAACTGGGATATTATTCCTGATGTTGACCTTGCTGTTAAGTTCTATCGTGCCGACTTCGTTAAGGATGTAGATGGTATTGCTTATCTCGGCAATAGATCAATGGATAAGCTATTCGTTAAAAATGAAAGCATTACATTTGATGCTAACTACGGCGAGCCATTTATTTCTGGTGATAAACTAACTCTATCAGGCGCAAACGGCACGATCTCGGTAGGCGATATTATTAACGGTCGCACATCTTTCCAGAATAGTACCGTTGTAAGCGTATCAGGTGGTTTGGTTCATTGTTCCAACACAGGCTATTTCGATGGCGAAGTTATTAATGTTCTACATTCCGCTAACTTACTATATAAGGGAGTTTCAGCAACTATTGGTGAGAAGTATAATGCATACGGAACACTAAGCTATTATGTCGATGGACCTGATACATCTCTAGTTCATCTCACAGGTTCTGGCGGTGGATTCGTCAACGGCGATTATGTTATTTCCGCAACAGACTGGAGCAAGTATGGTAGACTAGAAAGACTAGAGTCCATTTCAAACTTTAGATATTCTACCATGTCATTTGAGCCATCTTTCCTAAGTTTTGAGTTGACTGATATTAACTTTAAGGTTAGACCAACATCATTGTCTGGATCATTTGGTTCATTTATTGATGTTGATCCTTCTGAAACTTATTACTTTAAGACAGAACAGGGACTATTCTCCAGATCACTAGAAATTTCTCAGTTGAGTAATGAGAGATCGATGAATGTCCAGGTCAACATGAGAACTGCATCCAACTCTGTATCTCCAGTAGTTGATGTTTCCAGAACTCATTGTGTTATTATCGATAACATCATCAATAATGATACTGCTGGTGAAACATTCCCAACACATGGTCTACTTCTAAACAAGTATATCTCAAAGGTTGTAACACTGGCTGAAGGACAGGATGCAGAAGACATGCAGGTTATGCTAACTGCATATCGTCCACCAGGAACAGATGTTAGAGTTTGGCTAAAGGTTCTAAACGCTGAGGATGATACTCCAGTTGCTGAAAGACCATGGGTTGAACTCTATAAGCAATCACCAGGTGACGTTAGATATTCTGCAATCGATAACTTTGACGATTTCATTGAATACACATATCTTGTGCCATCGTCAACCGTTGATAGATTGACACTCAATACCACATTGCTTGGTGCTAATGCCAATCAGACATCTATTATTCCTGGTAATAGACTTGATGGACTAACATCTGGCTTCTATTCCATCGTTAATAGTGTCGAAGGAAGCGGTAATGATGCCATCTATGTAATGAGCGCATCTGGCTTCGCCGCTGGTGAGTCTGCTAATGTTGTCAATACAGCAACAGGAAACGTTGTAGGTAACACAGTTATCACAACTCTAGGTCGTCCTGCCGCACTAATCGGTGGAACATCAAATGTTATATCTTATACAACAGATAATGGTGTAACTTATCAGTCATATAAGTATTTCGCTATCAAGGTTGGTCTACTAAACGACGGTGAGAATACCGCCATCGTTCCAAGAGTTGGAGATTTGAGAGCAATCGCCCTACAGAAATAAGGAGTGAATATGACTTTTAGTTTTGATGCAAGTGAACTTGGTATTACAGAAGTAAAGATTGTTGATTTTGGAGATGGGCAGAAAGTACCTGCCCATCAACATTCCAAAGGCGGTGGATGGGTAGCAGAAACCGCACATGTTGATGAAGATTGTTACGTAGGTCCATATGCGATTGTTTATGAGAATGCCAAAGTTACAGGTAAAGCTATCATAAACGATCATGCCAAAGTTTATGGAAATGCTCGGGTGTATGGAAATGCTAAAGTTTATGGCGATGCACAGGTATTTGATACTGCTCAAGTTTATAATAATGCAAGGGTTGCTGGTCATGCTAAGGTATATGAAGACTGCCGAATTATGGATAACGCTCTAATATATGATCATGCCGAAGTTTTTGGCAGAGCTATTGTAAGAAACAACGCCGAGGTTCTGAATACATCTAAAGTTTATGGCGTTGCTGACATTTATGACTCGCTAAAAATATATGATAACACTATAGTCACAAGAAAACCTAAAGCATGTTATGGTTTTGATTACAATGTAACAGTCACAGATCATCATGTTTGTCTTGGATGCGTAGTAATACCTCCAAAGTTTATTGACACAGCAGGCAAAAAAGTCATGAGAACTCTTAACTATGATCCTGATATCATTGCTAAATGGTTGGAAGCTATTAAGTTTGTATGTGAGTTACATGGATGTGTGGATAGACCAGAAGATATAGAAAAGTTTGATGAAAGAAAAGTTATTACTGATTTGCTGAATGCTAGGGTTGGTTTGAGATGAATAGAGATGCAAAGACAGATGTTCCAGGTATTTATAGAAGCCCCGAGGGATTTCTTATAAATAAAGATAGCAATGGTCTTGCAGCATATAAGGCAAGAAAAAGTAGAGACAAAGAAATCGATAGTATGAAGGAAGAGGTGTCTTCACTGAAATCTGACATACAAGAAATCAAAGAAATGCTAAAGAAGGTCTTAGAGTAACATGGGATTAGCAAACGTAAACCTTACTGATACATTCGATCAGCAAAGAGTCAAAATCAATCAATCCATTTTATACTTGAATCAACAAAATCTATTGTTGAATCTTACATTCGATACTACGAATGCTTGTTATGTTACCACAAACTCTGTTTATCAGTTTGCTAATAATCTTGCAACCACTTCTAATAACTATGCAGGCTTTATGGCAAATTCTGCCAATGCTTGGGCTAATTCTGTAGGCATTTCTGGAAACACTTATGCTAATCTGATAGGACTATCTGCCAATGCTTACGGCGGTGCAATGGCCAATTCAGGTAATGCATGGGCAAACACTGTAGGTATTTCTGGTAATGCTTATGCAAACGTTATCGGTGTTTCTGGAAATGCTTATACTAACGTTGTAGGTGTTTCTGTTAACGCTTATATTAATCTATCCACCACTTCTGCAAATGCTTACTCTGGTTTTATGGCCAATAGCGGCAACAACTTTGCAGGTGCAATGGCAAATTCTGCTAACGCATATGCTCTTGCAACTATAACCGCCGCTAATACCGCTGCATATGGTAACATTAGAGTTTCTACCACTGCGGCTAATACATACGCACTCGGAATCGACACAGCATCAAATACTGCCGCTTACGCCAATATTCAAGCTACAGCTACGGCAGTTAATGCCTATGCCCTAAGCATCGATACAGCTTCTAATACCGCTGCATATGCTAACAT